GGTGTCTGACTGCATCGTGTCATTCTTGACTCATATCCACGGAGGAACCATGGGACATTATGATGGTTATTGCGAGACATGGTGGCCAACCTACCAAGAAGGGATGAATGCGGATACGATCGAGGTTCTTCACAAGTACAAGGACCTCTACGTAAAAAACACTTAGACAGGTTCTCGTATCTAATAAGAATGCTCAGCGACGACGAACTCATGACACTCTACACCAGTAAGGTGAAGAAGCCAGCATCGTATTTCACACAGTACGAGGTCGTTCCACCTTGCCCCGCCGCCTCGTGGGGATATTGTTGGGGAAATAATGACTTCCCGCGCGTTCATACCGTTCTTGACTTCAAGAATTGGATAGAGAAGCACAATATCAAGAGCGAGGTCCTGGCGTCTACATGCGACACGGATCCAGAACTCGACTTTCTGCCGTGCAGCACAGTGGTCAAGTTACCGTATCCCACCTATGACCTGCACACAATTTCAAATCATTACACCAATGCGTTTGACTTCTTCCTTTTCAGTCAGACGCTTGAACACTTGCAGAACCCATTTGTTGCAGTGAAGAGCATTTATGACACCCTGAAGCCAGGTGGCTACTGTTTCACGAGCGTACCCACCATCAACATTCCTCATTCGACTCCCTATCATTATGGCGGTTATAACCCGATGGGTCTGGCAGTCATGTTTGTACATGCAGGGTTTGATATCATAGAAGTTGGCCAGTGGGGAAATCTTGAGTATATTAACCACATCTTCAAGAATTTTGGCTGGTGTGGATACGATACCCTCAATAGGAATGGTAAAGTAACCAACGAGGAGAACAATGTATGTCAGTGTTGGATTCTTGCAAGAAAACCCTCCACTTGATTATAAATGGACATAGCCGCATTCGTTGATGACTCTATTGCGCGAGCAGATGCCGAACAGGTTACATTGCCCGCTGAACTTCTTGCGCTCACTGGAATGACCGGTACAAAGACACGCCGGTTTTACAATGCGATATGCTCTAGGCCGAACACCTCATACCTCGAGATTGGCACGTGGCACGGAAGTTCATCAGTAAGCGCACTCTATTCCAACGAAGTAGATGCAACGTTCATTGACAATTGGTCGCAGTTCGGCGGAAGCAAGGATGTATTGGTGTCGGCACTTGAAACCTATAAAGGAAAGAGCACGTATAGGCTCATTGAGTCGGACGCATGGACAGTCGATCATTCGAAGCTTGGCATGTATGACGTGTATCTCTACGATGGGGGTCACACCTACGATGACCAATACAAGGGAATCTCGCATTACATTCAGCACCTTAACGACGGCTGCATTGTCATGGTGGACGATTGGAACTGGACAGATGTTCGGAAGGGAACGCTGGATGCATTTCGTGACCTAAATATCGAGATTGTCCACACGCGTGAACTGCTCACAACAGTTACACACTTTGATCTAAGCCGCCCAGCAGACGCACCCTGGTGGAACGGGATTGGAATCTTTGTTATCGGAACGAACCAGCACAAGAAGGCGTAATCAACAACAAATTCGGGTGGTGTTCCACCCACATTTGTGGTTTTGTGTTGGGGTTTTTCGACCTCTCGGAGGTCTCTAGTTGCTGTAGGCCAGGCCACCCATGCCGCTCATCACGCGCAGCACGTTGTAGTTGACGGCGTAGACGCGCACCTGCGCCGTGCGGCCCGAGCGGACCGTGTTGACGGACACCGTGAGCTGCAGCGTGGCCTTGTCGATACGCGAGAAGTTGCAGCTGCCGCTGGGCTGGTGCTCCTCGGGCTTGAGCGCGAAGGAGTACACGTTGATGCCCACCGTCGGCGTGCGCGTGTGGTGCTGGTACGGCTGCACGAAGTTGAAGTAGCGACCCTCGCGCTCCGTGAAGCGGTCCTGGCCGTTGAGCTGCAGCTTGGCGACCTCAATCGGGTTCTTGCCCGAGCACTTGATGCCCGAGTCGAGGAGGACCTTGGCGAGCAGGTAGTTCGTCGTGTCCTCGAAGAGCGCACCCTGGTCGCCGACGTTGCCGCTCGTGTCCAGCCAGCTCGAGCCCTGGAGCGACGGGCCCTGCTGGATGCCCAGACCCGGGAGGTAGGGGCCCGAGGGACCATCCGAGGTCGTCGGGACGACCACCGTCGAGGCACCACCGCCAAGCTGGCCGCGGGCGAGCACGTCCATGATGACACCCTCCGTGGTGAAGTCATCGGAGTAGTTGAAGGGCTGCATGCCGTTCACCTCGGCGATCGGCGCCGACGCGGGCTGCGTGCAGTCAACGAACGAGTCGCGCTGGCACACCCAGATGAGCTCCTTCACCGGGTGGTTGAAGTTGAGCTGGATCTTGTTGCTCGAGCTCGTGATGGACTCGGCACCCGTGAACTGGAGCTGCTCAATCAGGTACTCGTGCGTCTGCTGGGCGAAGCGGCGGCGCTCCTCCGTGTCCAGGTAGACGTAGTCAATGTACAGCGACGCGGCCGTCAGCGACTGGATCGCCGTGGGCGTCGACTGACCCGACTTGAGCTCCGTGTAGGAGCAGTTGATCCACTGCTCAAACTCCACGTTGATGCGCACCTCGTGGTACTGGAGCGCAATCAGCGGGATCGCCAGGCCCGGGTTGCGGCAGAACCAGAACTGCAGCGGGATGTACAGCGTGCGAGCCGGGGTGCCCGCGCGCGGCGCGCAGGAGTTCGTCAGCTCAGCACCCGAGCAGGACTGGTCCAGCGCATAGCCGTTGCCGTCCTTCATCAGGACCAGGTCGTGGCTGTTGCCCACCATCTCGTCGAGCGCGCGGATCGTGCCCGCATCCTGCGTCAGCTGCGTCCAGATCTGCATCCAGTCGCCGTACTGGCGGTCAATGCGCTGGCCGCCAATCTCGAGCTCGACCGTCTTGATCAGGCGGTGGCCCACGTAGTTGAGCCAGCGGAAGCGCTTGACGTAGGTCGCGACCGAGCTCGAGGCGCTCAGGTCGACCGCCGGGAGCACAACCTGCACGTACGTGCGGTACATCAGGTCCGCGTTACGGTTGATGATGGCCGTCACGCGCTTGTTGAAGTCCGCCTGGCCGTTGAAGGTAACCTCAATGGACTCCATGGCGAAGTTCGTGTGGCGCTTGAACAGCACCTTCCAGAAGGTGATCTGCGGGTTTCCCGAGATGTAGATGTCCTGCGCACCATAGCTGACAAGCTGTAAGAGACCACCACCCATATTGCTGTTATGTTCCATCGCAAGAAAATTTCCTTGGGGCGACGACTACCCCTGAAAACACGCATGGCACCTCGCCTCGTACATCTCTGCGCCTCCGATGATCACCTGACCTGGATTCGGGTGCCGTCTGCGTGTAAAGTGTGCTTCGTTCCCGCACACACAGATGGCGGCCAACGTTGTCACCTTGTCGGCCAGAGCAATGACATTCAGTATCTCTCCGAAGGGCTTGCGAGTGCAGTCACCCGACAGTCCGACCACGTACACTGCCTTGTGCCACGCATCCACGGCATCCCGAACAAAGTAGTACAGTCCACCGAAGAACTGGGCCTCGTCAATCACCACCACGTCGCATCCCATCATCATCTCGGGCGTGACGGCATTCAGTGTGTGGGTTATGAAGCAGGGAAGCGAATCCCCGTCATGCGTTGTGATTTCGGGGGTCGCCCCATACCGAGTATCACACGCAGGTTTGATGACCAGCACTCGCTGGCCAAGAGCAGTATGTTTACGAATTGCGGACATAGCGTACGATGACTTGCCTGCGAACATGGGGCCAATCACTACTTCAACGGACATGTATACTTACCGGCGCCGGCGTGTATGCGACTTCTCACGCATCTCCTGAGCCGCCCACTTCTTGAACGACGGATTGCCCGGGTGGGACTTTTCCTTGAGTTCGTGAGCCGCCCATTTGCGGAACGTCATGCGTTTGCCCTTGTGCGACATCTCGCGGGCCTCCTGAGACGCCCACTTCTTGAACAGCATGCGGTGAGTGCGCTTTGAAGAGCAACGGCAGGCCATTTATACGCACTCAACAAAAAAGGGGAATGGACACCGATTCCGCCCTCGCGACGGGTGTCGCATGTTCGGTTACAATCGTTGCAGTCGTGTGTCTTGTGCACACCTGGTATCGCGCCCGTCGGCGCCGTCCTATGAGTGAGAGCGACGTGTCCGAGCAGAGCGTGTCCGAGCACGGCGTCCCCGAGCGGAGCGTGTCCGAGCAGAGCGTGTCCGAGCACGACGGCGACTACGTCTGACACCACCCAACGGTTTCCCTTGCAAGCGCCAAACGTCCTGGGTTCCGAAGTCTACGCGCCGAACAGGACGGACCCCCTCTTTGATAGAACATGAAACAATGTAGATGGTTATTTCTTTCGAGCCGAGCGCCTCTATAGCGGCGGCATCTTCGGGGTTGGCTTTGAACTGCTCCGAGGTGATTTGAAGAACGTCGGTCAGAGTCATGGAGTCCTCTACATACCAGATTTGTTGCTGTTGCCCCGCCTCCCTCGCCAACTTGTTTAGGTTACTCCTAGCGTCGATTACCCGCTGCTTGCGGAGTCGAGTAAATCGGTCTTCAAGTTTCTCCTCAGCATCCTTTAACGTGCGTGTACCCCAACCGAGCATCTCCTCCTCTTTATCGCTCGGACACGCAAAGAGGCCCAGCGATCCGTCTGATTCAAAACTCACGACTGGAAATCGTCCGACATACGTAGTCCCTCCTGGATTTTTCCCGCCTGAATACACCCATCTGCGTACATCTTTTGCATTGGTACACCAGTTTGCCACCTCTTCTGGACATGACCAGGTTGTCGTTGATTGAGTAGCAAGCGGGTCGAAAAAATAGACAATCCGAAAGTGTTGAGGGACTGTCAGTCTTGCAAGCTCGGAATTAACGGCTACAACATTCAGGTCTGGAATTCCCCCGTGAGACATAAGCAGGAGTTTTGGACCGTCTGGTTCAGGGTCACTGGGGCCCAGTATCCGCTGCGAACGGGAGGGGCGGGGGCGGGGGCGGGGGTAAAAAGTCCCAGCGGCAGCGCCCTGAGCGCTAGCGGAACCGCTCGGTTGTAACTCACGTCGCATCTTGCCCGTGCCAGGAGCCAGGGATTTACCAGACATACCCAACCCAATTACTCTCTCCCAACACTTTACTCCATGACCATGTGAGGCACGATGTGCATGGCCTCCAACTCCTGCATCCACAACTTCATGGCATACGGAATCGTCTTCTGCACAAAGTCCGTCTTGTTGCCGCAGGAACCGCAGGAGTAGATGCCCTCCTGTGGATTGACCACTGCCAGTGTCCCGCAGGTCTTACAGATGCCCGTCAGGAACGGGTCGGATACATCCATCAGACGCTCTTTCGTGAAGACGGACGCACCGTGTGAAATCATGCAATCACGCTCCATCTCTCCCACACGCAGACCGCCATCGCGCGCCCTGCCCTCGCACGGCTGGCGAGTCAGGCTCACAATCGGACCCCGGGCCCGAGAGTGCTGCTTGTCGATGACCATGTGCTTCAGGCGCTGGTAGAAGGTGGGACCCATGAAGATCTCCGCCTGCATCATCTCGCCCGTCTGTCCGTTGTACAGTATCTCGTTGCCGTACGGATGCATGCCCATCTCCACCATGTGCTGCTTCAGGTCCTCCACCTTCATGTGGTCGTAGGGCGTGCCGTCGCCCAGTGTGCCCTTGCGCACACAAATCTTGCCGAAGATGTTCTCCATCAGCTGTGCGATGGTCATGCGGGAAGGCACCGCGTGAGGGTTCATGATGAGGTCGGGGCGCAGACCTGCACCTGTGAACGGCATGTCCTCCTCGTTGAGCAGCATACCCACCGTTCCCTTCTGTCCGTGGCGGGATGAGAACTTGTCTCCAATCTGCGGCACACGCTCCGACAC